GATCATAAATTAATGCGGCAAAGTCTGCTACATCTACATCAGCCCCACCATTTCCGATGGGAGCATTGTGAGAAAGACCCATAATGTAGTTAGGAACTACCATCAGATCACCAAAGTCTGACATGTATACGTCAACTGATTGGCGTAGCTTGCCGTCAGCATCCATGTTACGCCTAACGCCTGTATCACCAACCATTAAGTCAGAGAAATCACGACGAAGTTTTGGAGAAAGCATAATACGAGATGCTTTACCACCTTGCTCATAGATCTTCTGCATGACTGTATCAATGTCTGATAAAGTCAAAGCGGTACGTCCATCAGCGGCATCACCAGATGTGACTGTAGCTGTACCCTCATTAGTTGATCCAACCGCAGGAGCTTGGAAGTCACCATTGTACTCTACAGTGGCATCATCGTTAATAAACGCTTGATAACCACCCATTTTACGTGGGCTTGATGCTGACGCTACGTTGTAAGAATGAACTACATCAAACTCAACATCACGACGAAGCTCTGTGCCACGCTTTTTCAATTGGTACGCATACTCATCTGCGACACCTGCCTGATCGACAGCACGACGAGTTCCTGACACAGCAATGGTCTTACCATTAATCTGTGTGTAGTTACCTAGACGAGTACGATGTGGACCTACGTAATGTGCTCCCGCAATATAGTCTCCTCCGCTTGTAGCACTTGGATCTACAAAATCTGAGCCTTCAGCTAGACGAGAGTTTCCTGGAGCTTGTAGCTCATCTGTTTGCCACTCATGGTAAATAGCCGTAGCTTTTGCTTTACCAATAGAAGAAATAAAAGGTGTTTCTTCACGAGTGATCATTGTAATAAAATTAGCCAAATCCTCACGCTGTGAAACATCTGCGTCTTGACGACCAGACGTTACATCTGCTTGAGCACGACCTGTGGATACACCACGACCTGCAACAATTGCCATTATAGCCTCCGAAATTATTGTTGTTATTTATATTGTGAATTAAGATTCACCAAGAGATCGAGAAGCAAGTTGTCGTAAGAAAGCCATTTGATCGTCTGATGATGCATCCTCTCTGAGTGCATTTTGCCTAATAGCATTAGCTCGATCCGACTTTTGTTTAGATGCTGATTTAGCTTTTTTAACAGGAAGCTTTTTAGTAGCAACGGTTTTCCGTTTAGCTTTTCCCTTTGTAACTCCTTGTTTTAGAATTCTGTAATCATTTACAAACTTAACTAAAACAGGATCTACAATGGTATCAACTATTTCTTCAGAAATTCCTTCACCTACTGCAAACTCACGAATCTCAGAAGCCACACTTTCATCAAACCCTGGGACATACGTTTCGATATGTTCATTAAAACTATCTAATGCTTCAACCCATTGTTTTTCTAAAACAGCTTCTTGTTGTTCTTCCATGTTTGCAAGGATGCCTTCACGCTTTTTACGAGCCGCCCAATACTTGGACTGAGCTTGTTCACGTTGATCCTTTAGTTCGGACAACTCATAAGTGTCACCGTTGTCCCTTGCTTCTTGTATTTTAGCTTCGATATCATGATATTGTTTAGCAAAAGTTTGTTCGTCCTGTAGCAGGACAATTGCGCTTGCTTCTCCAATTTTATTAATCTCAGCTAGTTGTGCTTCACGTTCAGCTTCTAATTCCTTACGTGCTTCTCCTAGTTCACGACCCTTCGCAGAAAGAGATTGTTCTGTAGAGTAACCTTTTACAAGATCACTAAAGGATACAGGCACTTCCTCACCGTCAATTTTGACAATAACTTGTGCATCCAAGTCAAGATCATCCAAAGAGTAAACAGTAGCATCTTGGGTAGCCGTAGCATCCTCATCTTCTATTTCTTCTTCTTCGTATTCAACTTCTTCTTCATTCTCATTAACGACTTCATCAGACTCTTCTGGGTCTTCTTCATCTGAATCAGACGGGCCAACTTCTGGGATCTCTTCAACGGGTAGCGATTCAGACACAAATTCAGATTGTGAAATAACAGCATCCAAGAGTTCTTGTTCGGTTGGGCCATTAACATCGGCAGGAATGTCATCCGTAGGTAGAGATTCGTTTGCTTCTGTATTCATAAATTGTAATTCCTCAATTAAGCTTTAGCAACAGCAGTTTTCTTTGCTGTTGTTTTCTTTGCAGGAGCTTCTACTACTGCTTCTTCTACAGTAGGAGCTTCTACTGCTATTTTTTCATAACGCTCTTTTAAATAAAATAAGTTTGCCAGAGTGTCAGAATTTACTTTTAATTTTCCTGGGCTACGCATAGAATCGTATTCCAAAGAATTTATCATTAAGTTAATATTCTCTATGAGCTTTTCTGTTTCAATTACTCTCATTATTGTCCTCCATAAATTTAACATTTTTACCTAACGTTTCATACTCGACTAATTTTTTACGAACATCCCCAAGAGCTAAGGCAGAGTTATAAATAAACTCCCGTGTCTTAGTCTCATGGGGATCTGTTTTTAGCCAATGCATAAAATAGGTTACAAGTAATTCACCATATGCGTCATCAAAGAAAACATTACGTTCTCTAGATGCAAACTCAGCATTTACTAATGCTTCTTTTGCTAACACATCTGGATGCACCTTATTTCCCAGGTTCTTCTCACCTGCCTTTCGGTATTTATCCATTTTTATCCTTGCATGTATTGTTTAGTCATCGCAACAATTTCATCAAATGTTGGATGAGGTGGTACGTTCGCACCTTCTTTGACAGCACTAATAGCAGTGTCTGCCCACTCTTGATAATGCCGATCTATAGCAACTGCCATTTGTCTTGCGTTATCATCCATAGTGTTTCTTGCTTGAGCTTGAGTGTAAGCCACATTAGCTTGTTGTAGACCTACATCTGCTTGTGCTTTAGCAAGTTCAAGTTCTTTAGCCTGTTGAGCTTCTTGTGATTGCTTTTGCATAGCTTGCGCTGCTTTTTCTTTAAACTCATCCTCTGTGTAATCCTCTAGGAAGTCATTAGAGTCTAAACCCATTGCTTCCACAAGTTGTGTGGCTAGCATAGCAGGAGCTTCTGGTTTGACAACCATGCCAACACCTTGCGCTTTCAGCGCAGGTAATACCTCAGAACCAATTGATTTTAGTTTTTGAATCTTGTTAAGATTAGAGTTTTCTCCGATATCCACAAAGATTTCACATTCTAAGTTGTAAGGTAAATCTGATGGATTAATTGTAGCAAAAGAGTTAGCTAGTGTGCAAGAGACTTTCTGAGTCATGCATTTACGCAGTGTGTGGTATATTCCACGGCATAAATGTTTAAACCCTGTTTCTGCAAACCGTCTAGCAATCTGTTGTATTCTTTTCTGAGAAGCTGATTGTACTGCCGCTAGCTTTTGCTCAGAGTTTCCAGATACGTATAAAGTGTCGTTTAACCCTTGAGCCGCCTTTGACATACCTGTAGCTTGCTCTTTAATCATCTGCAAGTGCTCTAACAAAGGTACTGTTCCCGTACTCATTGTTTCGGGAACCAATGCAGAGACTGCACCATTGGGGTTACCATTAGTAGGTATGATCTGTTTTGGTTTCATGTTTTGAAGCGCAGAGAAATCTACTACGTTTGGATCTGCTAGCTTTGGTGAGTAGTTAGTTAAGTATGTGTTTTCAACAAACCCACGTAAGATAGCTGTAGACGCAAGAGTAGAGGAGCGTGTAAAGTCTGCGATAGACATTCCATAAAACTCAAACGGGATATTAATGGGAGACAAAGAAGCCAGAGGAACCATATCACAATCTTCTTCAAATAGAATATGTTTACCTGCAATAATGAATCTTTTTAGCTCTGCTATTCCATCCCCATCACGATCTACTCGCATCCAACACTCTGTAACCGTAACTTCACGATTAGCTTCTAATGGTGTCTCATCAAGATTCATCGAACCTTGCCAATATTCTTGACCTGTGATTAGTTTACGAGCCGCTACATCTTCTGCGTATCGTGTGACAATATTGTAGCTACTGTCTCCTAGACTATTCCAATCGTCTTCAGACAAGGCTTCTGATATCTCAGGCCACATCTTACGCATTTCTGAACGA